GAGTCTTCACTTACAATGGAAGTTATACGAGGAACGAGATAGTTGTTGCACCGAATTCGGTCAAGACTGTCCAACAAACCTTAACGGGGGCGCAGCAACTTATCGCCCGTAGAAATATTGGCTTGGATAGCGTATTCGTTGACCCATCATTATTTACTGCGGGCATACACGTATCTGTTTTAGGTAGATTCGTTCCTGACTCAAATGCATCTTCTACGTCATATATTTTGATTGATACAGAAGAGGATATTAGCATTTCAGGTTTTGGTGCATACACAAGTATTTCCTCGCTCACTTTTTATGATAAAGATTTTGTTCTTGTAGAAAGCAATGTGGCAACAGCATCTAAAACATATACTAAAGACCAAATCCCTGCAGGTGCTAAATATGTTGTCTTGAGTACATTAACAAGCAACCTTCCTAATTGCCAGTTTAAGAATGGGGGTATCATGCGCTTTGTTACAACTATAAATAACATGCGCATTGACAACAATGAAGTAGGTGTATCAGAGGTAAGGTCATACTATAGATTCGTACAAGGTGGATATCGAGACTATAAGTATGGGCATTATATTGATTCGACCGATCAGAATTACCTATGCACCGACATAATCCCCATCAATAAGAATTACACGCATATCCATATAAAAAACAATTATGCTGCTGGTGGCACTAACTATAGTGTTCTCTTCTTCGATAAAGGGTTAAGGGTTCTTAGGTCAATATCTCGAACAGGTGCGCAGGACATAGACTTGGATATAACGACTTCGGAATATCAAGATGCTGTATTCTTCTGTGTCAATCATTACAACCAAGCATTAGAGCATGTTGTGTATTGCTACAAGGCTGGTGCGTTATCTGAAACTATAGAAGACATCCAAGTAGGCTTTTCTACGTTTAGCACATTGTCAGGGCTTATTACACAAAATTTAGAGCAAAATGTTCCATTGTCGGATAGCCGAAATGGTTATTATCAGTATTCCAATGGACTATGGGTTAATAGCTCTAGTGCACGTTCGAGTGAATTAACACCAATTATTAAGGGATATAAATATTTAGAATATTGGACGAACCTCGCCAATATAGGGGCTTCGATTGCTTTCTTCGATATAAATAAGCAATATATTCAATCGCTATCTATCCAAGGCCAACCTTCTTATGGGAGTATAGTAGATATTAGTGGAGAGGAATATAATTCCGCTTATTATGTAGTAATATGTTGCTTTGGACCAGCAAATTACGATAGGGTGTTCTGCCGTCTATATAACCAAGATTCTATCTCACAACGAATTCAAGGAATAGAAGATTCTATGACCTTGCTTCCTCAAAAAACGAGTCTAAGCAGAGTTCTCATATTTGGTGATAGCATTACAGATTCCGCCACTATAACCATAGCAAACGATAAAACTACATCGTACGTGAATAGAGAAACATCATACTATGTCGTAGATGGACAGACGATATATTATAGCTTTTGGCCGTATCTGCTTAGCAGGTATTTCAGCATCTCCGATATGAGAAACTACGCTAAGTCGGGCGCTAGTTATAGAGACAGAAATCCGACAGCAGGGAATGAGCGTCAAGATTTATCTTATCAGATTACTGTAGCTTTGAATGATGCCAATAACCCGAATAACGTCTTCCCTACGCAGGGTGAGTTCTATCCCGATATTATTATATTCGCGCTCGGCACGAATGATGGCGCTCCGAATGATACATACGAGAGCGCTATGGCTAAGACAGTCAGAGACGCGGATAATAACTATGACATCCCGGCCACATTAGCAAACCTTGACAGGACAAAGTTCTGCGAGGCTGCTCGTTGGGCATATCTAACTATAAGGAATCGCTGGCCGCTTGCCCAATGCTTCTGTGTGTTGCCTATTCAATGTGCAGCTTCCGAAATTACATTCGCTTATGGGGAATTGCAGAAAATGGCAGAGCGCTATGGAATCATTGTTCTAAATGGAGCAACAAGTACTGGTATTATACAAGACCTTGAAATTCGTTCAGGTCTTGGCTTCTTCCTTAAAGACGGGTTGCACCCCAATGGGAAAGGCCAAAATCTTCTCGCAAGGCTCATTATTAACGGCATCAAGAACAATTATATCCAAAAGGATTATTTCAACGCAGAAAATGTGTAAAGTCAGAACAAAAAGAGAGCGCTGCTGCATATGTAAGATTACATTCGCAGTATGCCTATCAGTCAGCCTCGCGCTGATAATCGGTGGATTCATCTTACCTCCTATGGGGGTAATCGATGGGTCAGTTCTCACGGCTGTAGGAGAGTTATTACTCTTCCCAACTGTTCTATATGGCTTCCGTGCTATCGAGTTAGGTTTGGACTTCCATTTCGAAAAAGGTGACGCATCTATAACCATAGGCAATCATGATGACTATAATCCTTGACAACGGACATGGGTGCAATACGCTCGGGAAGCGTAGCCCAGTATGGAGTGATGGCCGACAACTCTTCGAATGGGAGTTCAACAGGGCTATCGTCAAGCGCATTGCAGCGACCTTGGAGCGAGAGCGAATACGCTATCATATACTCGTCCCTGAGAAGTCCGACATCAGCCTGAAGGAAAGAGTCCGCAGGATCAATACCTATTACAGGACACATAACCAAGATGCATTCCTACTCTCCATCCACGCGAACGCAGGTGGAGGTACCGGCTGGGAAGCGTGGACATCAAGGGGAACTACGAAGTCCGACAGGATAGCCAGCATCTTCTATATGGAAGCGCATAAGTCATTCGGTGATGAATGGAAGATTCGCACCGACTGGACTGACAACGATGAAGATAAAGAGGCTGACTTCTACATCCTGAAGAATACCCTATGCCCAGCGGTGCTTACGGAGAATTTCTTCATGGACACCGAGAGAGACTGCCGCTACATCATGAGCGAGAGAGGCAGACAGGTCATAGCCGATATGCACGTCCACGCGATCCACAGAATAATCAAGATGTACAATGAAAAAGGTATTATTTAGCATTATAGCAGCGCTCATTGTCTGCATAGGCATACAAGAGCGAAGATGCACGTCTCTCAGGCAGCAGCGTGACCAGTACAAGAGTAATCAGGAATCGCTCCTACAGGGGATGACGAAGTACAAGGTCAGCGATAGCCTTAACGCAGCGAAGGTCATCGGCCTTGAACTCACGTTGAAAGAGTACAAGCGTCTGCACGAAGATGACCTCGCTCGCGTGCGCGAAATGATAAAGAAGAATGAACTAAGCGCAGTCGCGCAGGTCAGTACATCTACGGCTACTCGCGTAGAGACGATCGTCCACGATAGCATATACTTCGGAGATACGCTCAGGTGCATAGATGTATCGACAAAATACCTCGACATCCACGGGTGCGCGACAGCAGACAATCATTTCTCGGGAGAGATAACCAGCCGAGACTACCTCACATTAACGGAGTCTTACACGCGCAAGCGCTTTCTTGGATTCCTATGGTACACAAAGAAGCGGTACAACAGGCAATTCGACATCGCCAGCAGCAATCCTAACACCGAGATCATCGGATATGAAGTAATCAGCATTTGCCATAGATAGGTTGACACTCGTTTTTTTGTACATGAGTGTGGAAGGGGCTCCGCAGAGATGCGTGGCCTCTTTTTCTTACGTCTGACAGCGTTAAATTTTCGAGGTAGGGAAACACCCACCTACGATGAGATACGCGCTCAGAAGAGAAATTCGAGAAAAATTAGTGCAAACAAGTCTCCCGACTCGCTTGCACTGCTGAAAATGATTGGACTAATAAGGAAAAGATGAAAAACTAACTAAAACGATTGCAAAATTATACAAAAAAGTACAATAACATCTACAAAATAAAAAAAATTACATCAAAATCGTATTTTTTTTGCAAAATATTTTGGTATCAAAAAAGAAATTTATATCTTTGCACCATCAAACAAGACGGACGTGGCCGATTCCACGCAACTTAACACTACAAAACAATGATTACTTACACTGGACTAAACTACACTACCTCACAGGTCAACCGTGATTACAAGATCAAGGTCTACGGCATGTACAATGAGAAGAAGGTCAACACTCTCGTTGGCGTCTACGGTCTCATTAAGATGGTCGGTATCGACAATGCTAACAAGATGATTGCCCGTGCGATGCGCAGCACAGGAGATAAAGAGGTCTGCAAGCTTCGCAGAGGAATTAAGGTCACGTTCTACTATTGCTAAACTAACAAAACATTAATAACTATGACACAGAGTGAATTTACCCAGCGCACACAGGTAGCTGTTAGTTATCTGAGACATTAATATACAAGGTAACGGTCGGTCTAACCAGCCGACCACAATACAAAAGGAAAAATGAAAACTATCGACGAAATTCTCAACGCTCTTAATGACGAGCAGAAACAACTCCTCGCAGATACCATCAACTATGGCTCTTGGGGAGACACCGATGAAGACTTTGAAGGCGAGACAATCGGTGTTTACGGCTACATCACAGACTGCGCCTATGAAGGTGGGCATTTCGACAGGAAGTCTCTTAGCCATCGCTTCCGTTCCTTGTACAAGGCGCTTGGCCTCGAAGGTAACAAGTATTGCAAGCGCAATGATACAATGGTGTGGTATTACGAATGGTGGGGAAAGGGAACTGAGTCAATACTGCTCATCCGAGAGGAACTCACCGACCAGTTAGAACAATGGGCACAGGAATACAATAAATAAGTTCAATCCGGCAGGGGAGATCCTTTCTCCCTTGCCATAACAAAAAAACAATGGAAACAAAGAAATGTAAATGCTGTGGCAGGGAGTTGCCACTAAGCGAATTCCCAATCAGGAAGGATCGAGAATCACGAATCTGCAAGGAATGTGACAGCAGAAGAAAAAAGGAAGGTCACGCTCGAAAGGCAGACCTAATCACCCTACAGAACCAGTTACAACAGGCGCGTTCTCTCAGGCTGTCTGAGTTTACTCCAAGAGAAATGATGGAAGAGTTGAAGCGAAGAGGCTACGAAGGTAAGCTGACGTACACTGAAACGCATATTATCGACCTTAACACCATATAAAGATGAAGTACTACATCAAGCAACGCCTCGGCCTGAGGGAGATCGGGAGAGACGAATACTACAATCTACGCAGGAGAAAGAACTGCCGAGAAACGATTATGTTCAATGGCGGGATCAAGACAGGAAGGTATTTAACGTTCAGAGACTAATATGAAGATAATATACAGATATTACGACAGGCATTTCAAATGCGATGCGATGATGGAACTCGAAGGATGTACGAAAATCCCTACATTAGATAGCTTTGAAGAGTTCAGTAGGGAAGTGGGTGACTTGAAGTCCATCGAAATAATTTTCGATAAATAATTTGTGGAATCAAAAAGAATTATTTACCTTTGCAGCGTCAAACTACAACAGACACGGCTGATTCCGTGGACATTAAACTCAAATAATTATGAAAGCATCATTTAAAAAAGAGAAGTCAACACTTGCGATTCACGCCTTGTTCAATAGGTCGCATTACATCTCACTCGGCATCATGGTCGAGAACCTTGTAAGCGACATTGAGCGTCTCCTTAATGGCGAAGGAACTATTAAGGACACGATCAAGAAAGATACACCAGTCATTGAGGTCGTTGAGATTCTATCCTACTACATCGTATCGCCTACCTTCGAGGACTTCGAGAACCTGATGAATGTTGAACTTATAAACGATTAAGCCATGTACGACAACTACAATTACCCGATGGGCACAGATACGCCATCCTCTCCGTGGAACGAAGTAAGTACCCCTGAACGAGAGTTCGACATCGAGGTCACGCAGACGATGCACTACCGTGGCACAGTTTGGACAGACAATTACAACCCATACTTTGACGACGAAGATGGGCACGTAGAATATGACACCTTTGATACCCCATGGAGTGAGTTATTCTCCGAACAGCACTACAGCGTCAAAGAGTTGCTTGGTAAGCTAAAGGAATACGCACAGGAAGAACTCTCCGTCTATGATGAGATGTACGAGCATGGCGACCGTGGGCATGGTGCTAAGAGAGAGCAACTCCGAAGGATCATCGAGGACTGCGACCAGTGGGAATGCACCGAAGATGAAATCATCTAAAGTGGCCAAATTCGACCACTTTAGAAAATCTGCTGGTCTTCCAAGATTAACTATTAGACAATCGCTCATTATGGAGCATAACACTAACAAAATTACAATTATGAGACTACACATTGAAGAGGCTTTGGCCTACGCTGCCCTTAAGGGCAAGAAAATCCTCAAGAAGGATCTTTATCCTAAGTTGTACCCTGACGCGAACGAACAGACAGCGCAGGTGAATTTCTCCAACCTTCTGTCAGGGCGCACTGAGCGCATCAAGATAGAATGGGTTGTCATCATCTGTCAAGAATGCGGTGTATCACCTAATTTCCTGTTCGGCTATGGAAAATAAAGACATCACCATAGAAGAGATGAAGGCGTTGTACTTCGACTCTGATGCTCTTATAGAGCCTAATTACAAGTTGTATCAGCTTAACAGCGCCAAAGGTCGCTACTACTACCGATACGATGACGATGGAGAACCTGAGTTCTACCCAAGTGTAACTACCATCCTCGGCTCCACGCTCCCGAAGTCACCTTGGCTTATCAACTGGATAGCGCAGAAAGGTGCTGAGGAAGCAGAGCGATACAAGATGGAGAGAGCCAGCTATGGGACATTCATGCATGCGCAGTTCGAGAAATTGCTCATCGAGCGCAGATACGACCTCGACATGCTTAAGTCGGAACTGAAATCGTACATAGAGAGGAAGGAACTGCCATCGGACTTCATCTACTATGAAGAGGAACTGAAAAAGGACATCCTCGCTTTCGCCCAGTTCATCTCGGACTACGATGTCAAGCCATGGGCTGTAGAGATTTCGCTTGTCCATCAGGAACTACGCTACGCAGGGATGATTGACCTCGTCTGCACGATGAAGACATCGCCAAAGAGCGAAGATACTCAGTTAGCAATCATCGACTTCAAGTCGGGTAGAAATGGATTCAGTGAGGAGGCCGAGATACAACTCCACATGTACCGAGAGTTGTTCCGCGACAACTTCGGAGTCACGATAGAGAAAGTGTATAACTTCGCGCCAAAGGACTGGCGCAAGAGTCCGACCTACACGCTGAAGGATCAGAGCGACAGCCCGAATCAAGAGAAGATTCCGTATCTGCTCGGGCTGGCGATGACGGATGCAAAGAAAGGTCTCCCGACATTCGTAGACACCTATGGAGTAATCGACCTCGACAATATCGACCTCACGAAGAATGTTGAGTCGCTTACGATGTCTGAACTTGTCAAGGCGAAGCACATATTGCCCGATAAGGTCGAGAAGCCCAAAAAAACTACGCAGAAACGCTCCAAAAAAGCAAGCAAGGCAACAGAGCCAAAAACAAAGAAAACGCGCTCAAATCGCAAAAACGATAAAAATAACGAAAAATGAATGGACGTATTATTCGGCAGGACGGGAACTCCCGTCTTGCCTTACCGCGAGTCGGTAAAATAAAGATAGGGATGAAAAACGATAAAGGCTACCCTATGTCAGTTGATTACTTCATACCGACAGGTAAGTACGCAGCGCTTTTCATTAAGGCATACGGTGACAAACCACAGACCATACAAATCGTGTTCCCTGAGGATAACCCGAACAATGTATGCCGAGAGGAATATGAGTATAGGGATGACAGCGGTGCATTAATCGCGCGTGGTGACGGAGAGGAATTCAAGGTATGGAATGGCCGAGAGTACCAGCGCCTGACAACACAGGATCATCCGCACCTGATGGATGCCGTAGCTAAGAGATACCCAGTCAAGCGTGGCGATGGATGGAATGTCCGGCTGACGATGAACTTCATCGTTCCGACAGTTAAGGGTATAGCAGGTGTATGGACACTCGAGACGAATGGCGCATTGTCGAGCATCCCACAGGTAAGAGATACATTCGACTGCATACTCAGGGAGCGAGGATTCGTAAGGGGAATAATCTTCGACCTTTCAGTACAATTCGCAAAGAGCCAGAAACCGAATAGTCGGAGCAAGTACCCAGTAATATCGCTCATCCCGAATGAGAGTGATGAAAATGTCGAGCGCATCAAGAGCGTATTCACACCTCTCATTGAAAAAAAAGGGGAAAAAGTTTTGCCGAGTTAAAAAAAACTTTTATCTTTGCACCATCAAATCGAATTAATGAGTGCTGCACCACTCGAATATGTCGATAGCGTCAACCCCATTGGAGAGCGTGCAGGCTCTTCTTTGGGGTTCTTTTTTAAAGTATGAAGGACAATACCTATATCACGATCCAATCGTGGATGAGAGAAAGGCTCGGCCTCACAGGGGTAGACCTCATGCTCTACGCCATTATATATGGATTCAGTCAGGATGGGCGTAGCTTCTACGCTGGCTCTACGAAGTACCTTATCGAATGGACAGGTGTCAGCGAGGATAGCGTATTACGGCACCTGAGGAAGTTGACCGAAAGTGGAATCCTCATCAAGAAGGAAGAAACTGCATATGGCGCAGTCAAACGTGTTTTCTACATTGCAAGCGACCCGCAAAATGCAGGTGGCGACCCGCAAAATGCGGGTGGCCGACCAGCAAAATGCGACCCGTACGACCCGCAAAATGCAGGTCGCGCGACCCGCAAAATGCAGGTCAATAATAATAGTATTGATAATAATAGGAACGATATTATAGTAGAGAAAGAACCTCAACTATTCGTTGAGGATAATACGCGCGCGAAGAACACGTTGTTTAGGAACTCGGCTCTCGCCATCCAAGGTAACGACTACCAGCCATTCCTATCACGATTCCAAGGTGGGGAATACGATAATATCGACCTCGTTTATTATTATCATGCAGTCGCAGACTGGTCTGACTCGAAGAATGTGAAACGCACCGAGAGAGGCTGGATGGCCACCATCCGTAATTTCATTCGGAGCGACATCGAGCGAGGAAAGGTACATCGCATCAGTAGTATGGATATACAGGCGAATATCGATGCAATCAACTATCTCAATAACGACCTATGAATACGCTCACGAAATATACACCAGCAGAAAAGGCATCCATAGCTATAAGCAAGAATGGCCTCAACTCAGATACACTATTTCTGCTCCGTTCGGCTGTCGGTGAGCAATTCACTGGCGCTGACAAGACGATACTTGACGCATCGGCCAAGACACCTATAAGAGACCTTTCTGATAATGACCTCACGCGCTCACTTTCCACAACGTTCTACTATATCTCGATAGACATCGGATATCAGATACAGAACAAGCAGCAGTGGCAGTACATGATGACGAGGATAGCAGGTGTGCTCAAACAATACTACCCTGAACTTACGATGTCAGACATCAAGGCAGCGTTTGAACTGATGAGCATAGGTGAGTTAGACGATTACCTACCGCATGACTACCTCGGCAATGCTCAAAAGGCACACTACCAGCGAATGAGCATTGAATACATCTCGCGTATATTGAACGCATATCGGAAGCGCAGATCAAGCGTCCTCGCAGCAGCCGTAGAGAAGCTACCGCCAGTAGTCGCGGAACGTGATGAGGATGCGCTCAACAGGGCATTCCTCGAGAAGCAGCGCAAAAGGAATAGAGGCATATACCTCGAGTACAAGTACACTGGGAGATTCGCGCCTGATATCACAGATGACCTCTTCCTCTGTGAAGCCCTAATGTCGATAGGCCTTATAGACGGAATCACAATCACGGATGATGATAGGCTAAAGGCGGTTGGAAGATTCATCAGCAGGGCTACCTCAGGGCTCTGCAAAGACTTCCAAGTGTCCGTTACACGGGCGAGGGGTAAGGACAGCCCATATATCGAGACAGATGCGTTTGCAGTGGCGAAAAAGCGCCTAATTTTAGAAGCATTCGATTACGCAATAAAAAACGAATTACAACTATGGCAATGAGAGATCAGCGCGACCAGTGGTGCAAGGATCACCCTGACGCAACTATTCAAGAGGCTTACGAAGCAGGGTACTGGCAAGAGTGCCACAACTGGGTAACGGGTAGGAGACGGTAGTATGGAAGGTATCAACTGCATTATAGGAATAGACTGCGGTGTCAGCGGTGGAATCGCAGTTTGGAGGCAAGGAGAACCCGTCAAGACTTTTAAGATGCCAAAGAACATCGAATTGCTCGACCAGTTCATCAGATACTATAAAGACCTATACAACCCCATCGTATTTGTAGAAAAGCTACAAATTCGGCACGATGATGAAGGAGCAAAGATATTTAGGATTAAATCTATGATGGCGAACTACGAACAGGTCAAGACGATATTAACCATCAATCACGTTCCCTATGTCCTCGTCCATCCGATGAAGTGGCAGAGTACGCTACACCTTAGGAATGGCAAGGAAGAACGAACAGAGCGCAAGAGAAGATACCGAGACTACGCCCAGTCGCTCTACAAGGAAGTCGATGCGACCTTATGGAACGCAGATGCCCTTCTCATCATGCACTTCGGCCGACATATGTTAGCGGCTGACCCTATATGGGTAGCAAGTAATTTACCATCTAACAATACACTATTATGAAAGTATTCTCACCATTATTCGGCAAACCACTCGAAGAGGTCACGATCGAGGATGTTATCAGGACGAATTACTTCATCCGAGAACTCAGGTTCATCCGCTCCCATATAAGAAATCGAGAGGCCGATAGACTTGAAGTCAAGGAACTCCGCGATGAGTATAGGAGCGCACTTAACAAGGAATCGACTCGCTCGGCTTCTTTCAGGAAGTATGTCCTCTATGTCGGCAACATGGCATTCAAGAATGTTATGAGAATGGCTATTAAAAAAAGGAAGCATGGAACAAATAGTGCAGACAGGAACAACGACCAGCAGCGGTGAGTTATTGCTCCCGATGGGAGAGCTCAACGAATGGTTGTCCGAGCATAGGAACTGCCGCATCATAGCTACGTTCGCCGCTGTTCCTCGTGGAACGTCCAAAGCGCTTACGGCATACTACTACGGCTACATCGTCCCAGCAATCAAGGAAGGATATAAGAGGACAGGCCTACATCTCACGCAGATGGATACTGAGCAGCGCATCAGAGAAGCAGCGCCAATGATGTGGGATGAGGTGTACAAGGATGGTAGATATGTCAGGCGGCTGAGAGGCTTGAGTGAACTCAGTGCAAAAGAGATGCAACAATACTTCGAGTACATCCGGCAATGGGCGGCTGAGAACCTATACACATACATTGAAGACCCAAGAGTAATATGAGCCGACAGACTCGAATCTGTCAAATAAACAATAACCATTATGGAAAGAAAAAACTTCGAGTTAATTAAAGCAAAGATTGTCCGTGGCTCTCTTGAAGTCGCGTACAAGAAAACTATCAACGAAGGTGGCGAAGTGTACACCAGCAAAGCGTCAGAGGAATGCACGCGTGAATTCCATCCCGACCTTCTCTCAGCGTTCAAGGCCTGTGACGAATGTTTCAACGATGCCTTCGGAGTAAAAGAGAGGATATCCACCGTAGGCATCAGCCTGTCGGGAACAGGAGTAGTCCTCACTGGCCTCTATCGCGTAGCGAACGACCAGTGTGTCGCAGTCAATACACCACGCATTCGCACCGATTCTGATTCGTTCGGATTCGAGGATGAACTGAGAGATCTTGTACAGACAATCGAGGATGAGGTATTCGCATATCTGTACGAAGGTAAACAAGCACAGCTGCAACTCTTCGGGGAATGATATACGTCACGGAGAGATACGAATACGATTGGTTGGTGTCGAGAGGTCAAGAACCACTTATCGACACCTTCCATTTCTCCCTCGACATCAAATTGAGGAAAGAGATCCAAAGAGAGTTATTCGGGAATGGCCGTACACAGGAATCAAATGAACGTTTCTATCGCTGGTGCTGGGCGCATAAGCCACACATATGCGAAGAGACTATGCGGCCACTATACGAATACAGCGCAGTCTACATCTCGCATATCCTCTCAAGAGGCGCATACGCGGAGATGGCCACCGACCCTCGGAATGTCAACATCCTTTGTCTCGAGGCTCACAACAGGTGGGAGAACGGAAACAGGAAGCGCATGAGGATATATAACAAGAATCAAATGACAATCGAACTACTCAAACAAGACTATAGTCATGAATAAGCAGAACATCGTATCAGCGTTGCTGTTCATCGCATCGCTATTTATCATCTTCAGTGTATTCTACACGCTTGGAGATATTATTTACTATCTTTACAAACTTGTCCTATGTTGAACCAAATCATGCTTATCGGTAATGTCGGAAGGAATCCCGACTACCACGAATGGGAGGCAGGCGGCTCGGTCGCTGTTACTACGCTCGCTACTACTGAGCGCTCCTTCACAACGCGCGATGGGAGAGACATCCCTGAGCGTACTGAATGGCACAATCTCGTCTTTAAGAATTCACTCGGGGACACCGTACACAAATACGTCCATCGTGGAGATAGGATATTCGTCAGTGGACGTATGACATATCGGAACTACGATGACAACGAAGGTGTCAAGAGGACAGTTGCAGAGGTCATCGTGAATAAGTTAGTGCTTCTTGGCGGCAAGCAGCCTGAGAAAGCGGCTGAGCCAAAGGACACATCAACCGAAGATGAACTATTCCGATGATACAAGTAAAAGAAGGAACAGAAGGATGCGTCACTCATAAGGCGCTTTCCGTCAAGCAGCCGTATGCCAGTCTGCTTGTTGAGCCAGCCCACAGGCTCGAAGGCCATGAGTATGCCCGTAAGAGCATAGAAGTCCGCAGTCAGAACATCCATTATAGAGGCGATGTTGTCATCTGCTCGACTGCACGGCCAGCGCTCGAAGGGCTTATGACCAGTTGCTGCCTCGGAATAGTAGAACTATATGGTGTCAAGCCATTATCTGAGTTCACGGATGACGATTGGCGGCACACTTGTATAGAGCCAGCGAAGCGACCAAAGGAAGGTTACGGATGGCTTATGAGGAATCCGCGCAGGGTAATCGAGTTCCCTGTCAAGGGCCAGTTAGGCATATGGAATCTTCATCACATCGGAGAGTTAATCGAATATCCACGCATCGTTCTACTCGATGATCGAGCGTGGGCAAAAATCAAATCCAAGTAAAATGCCAGTAGAGAAAGTAAAAGGTGGCTGGCGATGGGGGAAAACAGGCAAGGTTTACCCCACTCGCGAACAAGCCGAAAAACAAGCAAGGGCTGCATACGCAGCAGGTTACAGAGAAAAGAAATAATAAAGGATGAAAGAAGGGGCATTAAACTGTCCCTTTTTTCGATTTTATGTACGATTTGAAAAAATAATTCATAATAATAGTATTTTTTTCGCAAAATATTTTGGAGCAAAAAATATTCTTTATATCTTTGCATCGTCAAACTACAACGGACGTGGCCGATTCCACGCAACTTAACACTCCAAAACAATGAAGACTACAGCAAACAACATCAGCGAGATTAAGAGCTTTGCAAAGGGCGAGACTTACACCATCAGCGTTGAAGACTACAACGAGGCCATGATCCAGGCTAACAACGCACTCGCAAAGATCAAGGAGCAGTTCACTGCCGAGAACCCCTATATCTTCACAACCGTTTTCCCATTCCGCAAGCGCGAAGGTCGCTACTGCATCGAGGTTTGGATGCAATACTCAGATATGACCGCCGCCAAGGACATCCGCGTGCGTTTCTTCTTCAACCGCAACTGGTTCGCAGCCGCTCGTAAGGCTGTGGCAGAGCGCAAGCAGGAGCGTGAGCAGAATCAAGGCATTTTCAGTATCTTCGGATTATAAACCCTATAAAAGCAAAAGGAACTATGACAACAATGAACGACATCGTGTCTATCAAGATGACACTCACGCAAGCGCATTTGCTCGCCTCAGTACTCAGCACAGCATCCTACGATGTTAAGGACATCGACAAGGACGAGTCAGAACGCTTAAAAATGTTTGAGCAGATGGTGAAGAGCCAGATTGCCAAACTCGACTACTCTGAGAATGAAAAGCTGGTATAATTCAGCAGGTGGGGAGTCCGCTCCCCACTATTCACTAACTAATAAAAGTACAATCATGAAGAAGTTAACTACAAACAAAGCGGCCTACATCACCGCTTGCACGATCTACAACGACCTGCGATACGCTTTCCTTAATAGCTTAAACGTTATAGTCGAGAAGGAAGGATTGGACGCTAACAGTTCAGCGCCTATGTACAGGATATTCGTCCGTGAATCACATGGATTGTTCTTGTCGAACTACACCATCGAGAAGTGCATATCGGTTGTCACAAGGTACTCTTCCAATTACCCTGAGAATGTACATTGGTCGGTAAGAGTAGAACTCGCCAAGGATGAGGAAGGTCATCTTATAACGGAATGCGATGGAACAGGAAACAAGAAAGAGCCAGTATTCGTTGTGTCGGCCATCAGTGAGCAATCAAAAAAAGCATTTAACGACTCATTAAATATCAAGTTATGAATAACGTATATCAAATGGTCACAGACCGAATCATCGCTAGCCTCAGTCAAGGAATTATACCATGGCATCAGCCATGGCGAGGTGGCAAGGGCGCGTTCAGCTACGCCACAGGAAAAGAGTATTCTTTCATCAACCAGCTTCTTCTTGGCGGATCAGGCGAATGGATTACCTTTCAGCAGGTCAAACAGGCTGGTGGTAGCATCAAGAAGGGCGCTAAAGCCAGTATTGTTTGCTTCTACAAGAAGCATACAATCAAAGAGGTCAAGATAACCGATGAAGGAGAGAAAGAAGAGATCAAGACAATCCCTATCCTAAAGTACTTCCACGTATTCGACATCAACGATACAACGGTTGAGCCTACTTTGAATACGGGATATATCGAGGAACAGGATGCACAGAAAGATGATACAGCCGAGAGGATTGTCGCTGACTATGTAGACAGGGAGAGCCTCGAACTTATCATCGAGATATCCAAGGTGGCTTGCTATTCGCCATCGAAGGACACCGTGCGAGTCCCTTCCATCCGGCAATACGACTCAACGGATGAGTACTACAGCACACTCTTTCACGAACTCGTCCATAGCACTGGCCATAAGAAGCGCCTGAACCGCGACCTCGGCACAGGCTTCGGCACAAAGAAGTATTCACGCGAGGAACTCATCGCTGAGATAGGCTCGGCAATGCTATGCAGCTACGCAGGACTTGACGATGAGAAGTGCTTCCGCAATTCATGCGGCTATATTCAGGGGTGGTCGAAATACCTATCAAGCGACCCGAAAGCAATCGTCATGGCGGCCAGCCGTGCAGAGAAAGCAGCCAAGTACATACTCAATATTAAAGACGATGAGACAGGTAACGATCAAGAGGCTTGAGAAGGTCAAGCAATATCAAGAGAAGATTGTCGCGATACTCGATAAGATGGAAGAAAATACCTACTGGCATGATGAGCCATTCAACGCAGACAGGACAGTCCATAGCATAGTACGGGAATTCTACGTAGAGGCTTGCGAGACCAAGCGACAATACGAAGCTAAACTCAACGCATTCAAATCACTTTAATTTAACGCTGCGCTAACGGCATGACGGGCATAAAAATGGCAATAGATAAAGATACACAATTCTTCTGTAGGTTGTCCTCCAATCCTACATTTGACGAGAGCAAGCGCTGGCGCAAGGGAGACTGCGTTATACGCGCATTCTCTATGGCAACAGGCCTGACATGGACAGATGCTTTCAACAGACTCTGCGCCCATGCGCGTAAGACTTATGACGTCCCGAATTCCGATAGCAATTACCCAAAGGTGTTCGAAGAGTTTGGTCTTATAGCGAAGCAGGTCAAGGTCATCAAGGGAGAGAGCCGAATGACGGTTAAGGACTTCTGCCAGCAGCATCCGAAAGGGGCGTACATCCTTCGATGCGCGAATCATCTTACGGCTGTGGTCAACGGAGTCTGCTACGATACTTGGAATCCATCCGAGAAGTGCGTGTACAAGTACTGGGAAGCACCTACCGACCGCGACGTGTTTATCATCCGTCACCACAAGGAAGATTCACCAATCATTAAAGGAAAGAACTTATGACTCCAGACATCATCATCAAAGGCAAAGCCCTCTACACCACGAAAGGTGCGGCGCGGGAGTACGGACGCATAGGCTGCAACTTCTACACGGGTTGCCCGCATGAATGCACCTATTGCTACTTGAAGCGTGGTGCGCCATCGAAGCAGCTTGGCGGGAATAAGGTGCGGCTAAAGGCGTGCTTCAAGGACGTCGGCGATGCTGCTGACACGCTGCGCCGCGAACTCGACAAGCACTTGGAACAGTGCCAGCGATACGGCATCTTCCTCTCCTTCACCACCGACCCGCTTATTGACGAGACGCGAGGGCTGACTATGATGGCCATGACCGAGGCCGTATGGCGGGACATTCCCGTGCGTGTGCTCACCAAGAACTCGACGTATATCTACGATGAAGTAATGATGGCATACTTAGAGCACATTCAGTATCGAAACCTCATTCACTTCGGCTTCACGCTCACAGGTCACGACGAGATGGAGCCACGGGCGAACACGAACCAAGACCGCATCATGGCGATGCAACGGATGCACCTCATGGGCTTCTCCACCTTCGCCAGTATTGAGCCTGTCATCACATGGGAGGCGGCCGAGAGGATGGTTTGCGAATCGCTCTCGTGTTGCGACCACTACAAACTCGGACTGCGCAGCGGTGTGAAGAAGGACTACTACGACATCACTGAGAGCGGTGCTGCCATCGAGCGCATTGTGCGGACGGTGGAAGCCCACGGCAAGACCATCTACCTGAAGGAGAGCACACGCAAACTGCTCATGCAATACTTCCAGCCCGGTGCCTACGAAGCTTTCCTCTCGCACACCGTGGATATGGATGGGAAGCGGATTCAACATGATTATGCTATAACAAACAGTAATTGTCAATGGGCAGACAGCAAGAAAATAAAACCCACAACTAAAGAACAGCGTGACCTCCTATTTCAAAAGATGGGAGAAGCTCACTATGAGTGGGATGCAAAGGAGAAAAAGTTGAAAAAGATTCACATCATTGACGAGGGAAAAGCTGAAATGGACTATTGTTTCACTAAGATGATGAATGGAGAAAAGGTAAGTCCTGCTTGGAGTGAAGAGGATGAATTATCCCTTAAACAAGCAATCTATGTATGTCACCAAAATGGATATACCGCTGTTGAAAACTGGCTCAAATCCATCAAACAAAGAATAGGAGGATAAGTTATGGAAGCACTAGAGAAAATCTACATTGACCATCATCCTTTTAGAGATGAATACGAAGAACATTGGTATTCCGCACCAGCAGGAGACAAAAGTGTAGAATACGTCCGCACTGATGTCTTTATTGATAATGCTTGTGCGAATCTAAAGAAGTTGATGTACGACAATCTTATGTTTCAAGGAAGGCTGCATCGTGAAGAAGTTATTAACAACTTTGTTGAAGATTTCAAAAAACATCTGAAAGGAGAATAAGCTATGGGTAGGTTTAATTTACCTTGTCCGCAAAACAATGACAAAGAATGTGAACATTGTCAAGGTGTTAATGCACAAGACGGTTGGAAATTTAGGGGATGTTTCTATCCTCCCAATAAAGGAAAGTTTGTAGCAAACATAAAAGAGTGTCCACTAAAGCACAGAAAGGAGAATAAGATTATGAAAAAGAAAAAACAACTCATGCGAACTGACGTTAGTGAACGGATATCATCCTACTCCAATCTCTACGATGCCGACTGGGCGAGAGAAGCAGCTGAGGATGGATGGAGAGAGTACTTGAACTGCATCAAGCAAGCATTGCCCAGTGACAAGTACGAAAGCATCAAGGACAATTACCACCTACAGCTAATGTACTTCACTGGCTTCGAACAGGCATATAACACTATCCTGAAGCATTTCCTCGATGACACCAAGACTGAGTTAGAACTAACGCTGTTGGAATTGTCACAGCTACACGCTCAATTCAAAGAAAAGAAATAGTCATCATAGATTACCATATATGCGCTCCTTTCATTGCAGAGGAGCGCATATTGTGTTTTCTTCGCTCTGAGAGCCTTAAATCAGGTCGGGTAGGCGAGAGGACGCTGACGCAATAAAACGCGCTCAGAATACGAATTTGTGAAAAATAACGTAAAATATTTGGAGTGAATCGAGAAAACATTTACCTTTGTCGCGCAATCCCACTAATTTATTTAAACTATGATGGATCAAAATATTGTAGGTATAGAATCTCTACACCAAGACCAGCACAATTTTAACAAAGGCACTGAACAGGGAAAGGAATTAATGGAGCAATCACTTTCAAGGTTTGGTGCTGGGCGAAGTATACTCACAGATAGGAATGGGAATATCATATCAGGAAATAAAACTCACGAGGCTGCAATTAAGGCGGGAATAAAGAAAGTCAGGGTCATCGAGACAACTGGAGATGAATTGGTAGCAGTAAAAAGAGTTGATATAGATATAGACTCTGTTGAAGGGCGAGAGATGGCCTTACTTGACAATCTGACAAACCATAGAAACCTTCAGTGGGACGAAGAAACCTTGAGGGATATGGAGCAGAACTTGGAAGGTTTTAAGACTGAAAAATGGGGGCTTGATATATCCGAATTTGATATGGACGGATTCTTTAAAGAAGTCCCATCAGCCGAAGTAAAAACCAAAGCAAAGACAATCGTTGTGACCTTCGTTGGAGATTACAATGATGACGAAATTTCAGAGGCAAAAAGAATTGTGAATGATGCCTTACAAACCTATCAATTTAAGATAAAGTGAAAAGAGAAGTAATTACGTATAATGAAATTGAAGGATTTCACAAGTATGCCAATGCCCCTCAATGGGTGGGGTATCTTTCTGCGTTACATCGTCACATCTTTGTTATCCGATGTTGGGCAGAAGTAAGTCATAATGAAAGAGAGATAGAGATAATCACTCTGCAATACTTGATTGAAAAACGCATTAACAACAAATACGGCAAACCTGCCCAATTTGGAGATATGAGTTGCGAGAGTATTGCTGAATGGTTGTTAACCAATATACCGAATTTAACAAAAGTAGAAGTATTAGAAGATGGCTTTGGAGGTGCTACACTTACCCGATAATCTGAAGGTTCATTTTGCTGGAGCAGAAGTTGCTAATCAGTTTATTGCTGTCGAACGATTGGGCGTCAGATATGCACTGTATACTTGTTTTCCATTTGTCGAGCGAATGGTGTTTGGTAATGGTAAATCTCCAATTATGACACTACGATGGATGCAAAATCCATCTATCGATATACCCCAAAATTGTTTTAAGACAATGAGGCATACGATACAAGACTCAGGTCTGTTCACTTTGATGTTCGGTTCAAGGAAAGGAAAAAAGGATGAACAACTTGTTCATAAATGGTATGATGCGATGGTTGAATTCACTCTGCAACACCATCAACCAGTAACGTGTGTAGAAGTAGATTGCCAAAAGATATTAGGTGTCGAAAAGGCGTGGGAATTGCGAGAAAGGCTAAGAAAGGATCTGCCAAACAACAGGATAATTAACGTCTTTCATTTGGAGGATGGTGAACATGGATTGGATAGATTGATAGAGTATTCTGATTATATTGCAATCAGCGTCCCCGAGATGCGTATTGCCGGCAAAAAGAGTTATGTACCAAAACTTGCAAGGTATATAAAAGAGAAGAAACCAAACATTGATATACACTTGCTTGGTTGTACGGAATTATCTCTTCTCAGGCAATGCCGTTTTTGTACGTCTTCGGACAGTACGACTTACATCTGTGGGAAAAGATACGGATATTTAAACGGGAAGCATATAAGCAGCATAGAACATAGTCCAGTTGCTCGACTTGTAGATAAAGAAACATACGGTGCGATAAGAGAATATAACAACGAGCAAAACACGAACTTTTTAATTCTGTCAGTTGAGCAACTCAAATGGAAATATCAAAAAATTGTCGGTGAACAAGATTACTACTATGAGCAAAACAGTAAATAATCTTCTAATAATACATGTGATATTTGTAGTCAGTATCGTGGTTGCAAATATCGTGGGATGTAAGGTGATAGATCTAAATAGCACTCTTTTCGGCATCCCTCTTTTGCTTTCAGGCGGTGCAATTACTTACGCCTTCACATTCCTTTGTACAGATATTATTGGCGAAGTATGGGGCAAATATGAGGCAAAAAATGCTGTTAAATATGGATTCATCGGACAGGTGTTTGCTATTGCTCTTATCATTCTGACACAGTATACGCCAACAAGAGATGTCGAAATGCAAAACGCATACGTTAAATTATTGGGACAGTCTCCGATGTTTGTCCTTGGAAGTCTTGTGGCATATTCATGTTCTCAATCTTGGGATGTATGGATATTCCATAAGGTGAGAGAACACTACAAAGGGGAACCATCGTTACGATGGATATGGAATAACGTTAGTACTGGCACAAGTCAGATTATTGATACAGCCATCTATGCACTAATCGCTTTTGGGGTTGGCATGGGCTGGCTTTTTGATACAGAAAAGTGGGAGATGTTGGTCGGAGTTATAATTGGCCAATATCTCTTAAAGTTATGTTTAGCAATCTTGGATACTCCACTATTTTATTACTTCACGAGAAAAAAAATTTGATTATGTACTACGTCTCAAAAAAACTCGAGATTGCAGCCTGTCATCGGCTCTCTCTAAGTTATGAAAGCAAATGTCAGAACCTACACGGACACAACTGGATCATCACCGTCCACTGTAAGGCTCAATGCTTGAATGATGATGGCATGGTTGTTGATTTCAAGCACATCAAAGACAAGATTCATGGTTATCTTGACCACGGAAATCTGAATGAATTGCTGCCATTTAATCCGACAGCAGAGAACATTGCCCACTGGATCGTTGAGCAGATTCCACAATGCTACAAGGCAGAGGTACAAGAGAGTATCGGAAATATTGCAGTTTACGAATCGGAACTATACTAAGATGAAGATAAACGAAATATTCTACTCATTGCAGGGAGAAGGTGCATATACGGGTAATGCAGCCACGTTCATTCGTTTCTCGGGCTGCAATCTTAAATGCCCTTTCTGTGATACTGAACATCAATCTTCGACAGAGATGTCAGAAGATGAACTCGTAGAACGCGTGAAAGCATATCCATCTCCACTTGTCGTACTCACAGGTGGTGAGCCTACTCTGCAAATCACAAAGTCGCTTGTCGACAAATTACATGATGCAGGAAAGTATATTGCCATCGAAACAAACGGAACTAAAAAAATCACATCAGGTATTGACTGGGTAACTGTATCTCCGAAGTCCCCGTATTGTGGGGAGAAAGCTAAACTCCTCATTACCGAAGCAGATGAGCTCAAAGTGGTTTTTGATGGTAAGACTTTGTTCACCGACCCGACCTTCGGCATAAAAGCGGCTCGATATTTCGTACAGCCGTGTGACACTGGTGATGAAAAAAGAAATAAAGAGATAATTAACTTATGTGTAGAATTCGTAAAAAATAATCCAAAATGGAAGCTCTCACTACAAACGCAGAAGATATTAGGAGTGCGATAAGAACAATTCTTACGTACATCGGAGAAAATCCCGAGCGGGAAGGATTGTTGGAGACCCCTGACAGAATTATCAGAATGTGGAAAGAGATATTTAGGGGTTACGATCTTGAACAAAAACCAAAAATAACCACGTTTTCAAACGATATGAAAAGTACAGATATAGTTTTTGACTCAGGAAATTATTATTCTGTATGTGAACATCACATGATGCCTTTCTTTGGCAAATATTTCTTTGCATACATACCGACTGAAAACGGACGAATACTTGGTATATCCAAGGTCGCGCGAGTTGTAAATTATTGTGCCGCAAGACTGCAATTACAAGAACGATTGGCTCGGGATATTGTTGAAATGCTTACTGATGCACTGAATGGAGAAGTGCAAGGTATGGCAATTGTAATGAAAGGCACTCACCTTTGTAAAACAATGAGAGGTGTGAAAAACAACGGGGAAATGACCGTAGCACACCTTAGTGGTGTATTCAAGGAAAATTTCGATGCACGTTCAGAGTTCTATAAGTTAATCGAACAAACGAAATAACTATGTATGAGAAAGTAAGCATGTTCCATCCTGACAAGGTGGCTGACAGAATCGCTGGAGCAATCGTAGATTACGCATACGAACTTGGAGATAACCCTCGATGCGCAGTCGAAGTGTTGATAGGCCATAAGGCTTGTAACATCATTATTGAGACAACAGTAGCGATGGATTCCGAAGCGATCAAGGAGATAGTCGATAGAATCGCAGGTCAACAGGATTGCTACAACATCTATATCCATCCTCAGGATAAGCATCTCAGCGACAATCAGTGTGGTGGATTCCGATGTGGGGATAATGGGATATTCGTTGGATATCCGATTAACGATGAAGAACGGCTTCTCACCCAAATTGCGGGTGTCCTCGGCCAGTCAGACGGTAAGTACATCATTGACACACTCAGAGGTGGTATGTATCACATCATCATCTGCCAATCCAACAAAAGCAAGAAGCAAGTCCAAAGCGACATCTTCGAGACCTTGATGCGAGAGCGAGTCCACATATGCGACATCAACCCGATAGGAGCGTGGACAGGTGGTCTATCGGTAGACTCAGGCGCAACGAATCGTAAACTCGGCTCAGATATGGGTAGAGCCGTCACTGGCGGTGGGCTCCACGGCAAGGACTTCTCGAAAGCAGATGTTACGCTCAATATTATGTGCCAGATCTTCGCTGAGAAGCATGGTGAAATGGTCACGACGAAATGCGCCATCGGAGACGATTGCATCCACTTCGAGAATGTGGTTGGAGAGCAGATAGAGCATAGGTATTACCGAGAATGCGTTAACGAAGCGAAAGCATGGCTCATCGGTAATTATGGTGGCTTCGAGGGATTCGCAGAGTATGGGCTGATTGCGCCATACAATAGAAACATTAGAGTCACACTAAAATGAGAAAGGCTGGATTCGATGCGTCCGCTCTAAAGGCCGAGGCGCTATCCTATATCTCACAGGACAGCTACAGCGTATCGGAGATATGCCTGAAGGTCGGTATTGGCCGTAAGACATTTTACGAATGGCTGAAGAATGACGCTGAATTCGCAGAAAGCGTCAAGGTCGCGAGGGGAGAGTTCAAAGAGAAAATCACGATCGAGGCGAAATACTCGCTCCGTAAACTTGTCCAAGGATTTGAGTACAAAGAAACGAAGGTTATCCAAGTCCCATCGGGAGAAAAGGATGAGAATGGCGATGACAGGCCGAGAATCAAGGAACAACATACCATAAAAAAGTTTGTTCCACCGAATACGGCTGCGGTCATCTTCGCGCTTACCAATGGAGACCCCGAACACTGGCAGCAGAGAGGTGCTTACGACATCAACGCGAAAGTACAAGGTGAGCATACAAGTACAATCAACCTTCCCGATGACGTACTCTTCGAGATAGCCGACCGCATACAGGAATATGAATGTAAATCCCGAACAGATAATACGAGCAGCAGCGAAGAAAAGGCTGATTAACTTCGCGCGTTATATCCGTCAAGACCTTATAGTAGAGCCATTCCACCAGTCCTACTATAAGGTTCTTGATATGTTTGCGCATGGCCTGATTAAGAAGCTAATAGTTCAGCAGCCTCCGCAGCATGGTAAGTCGGAAGGATCGTCAAGAATGCTTCCAGCGTTCATGCTCGGTCTGAATCCCGATATAAGGATATGCATCGGCTCTTACGCATCAGGCATCGCGCGTGACTTCAACCGAGATGTGCAAAGGATAATCGACACCGAGCAATATAGGACAATCTTCCCGAATACCACTCTGTCCGGCATGAACGTAGTTACGATGGCGAATAACTACCTCAGGAACTCCGATGTCATCGAGGTGGTAGGGCGCAGAGGTAGCCTTAGAGTAGTCGGCAGGGGTGGCGCACTAACGAGTAAGACGGTAGATGTGGCCATCCTTGATGACGTATATAAGGACTACGCAGAAGGTAACAGCCAAGTCGTTCGTGAGGCAGCGTGGAAGTGGTACACAACGGTTGTCCGTACACGCTTGCACAACGACTCACAGGAACTGATAGTCTTTACCCGTTGGCACGAAGATGACCTCATCGGTAGACTCGAAGTGAGTGGCGAACAGATCATCGATATTAAACGCTGGAGCGACCTGACGAACATCCCGCAGGGCGCGTGGGTGCGCATCAACTTCGAGGCCATCAAGACAGGCGCACCTACCGAGATAGACGAAAGGGAGAAAGGTGAGCCGTTATGGCCGCAGAGACACTCACTCGAAAAACTCGAAGCACAGAGAGACCTCGACCCGATACAATTCCAATGCCTATTCCAAGGTAACCCAAGCAGCGTTGAAGGACGGTTGTATCAGCCATTCAAGACGTGGGTCGACAAAAAGGATTGGGGCACTTATATACGCACAGGTTGCTATGTCGATGTAGCCGATGAAGGGAATGACCTACTCGCAGCGTTCACATACGATATCTACAAGTCGGAAAGCAGCATCTTCAATGAGCAGACACGTCGCATGGAGCCTCTCCTATTCGCCTTGATTACGGATATTGAATTGACTGACGAACCGACCGAGGTAACGACAATCACTGTCCCTGCGCTTATTAACAGGAACAATGTTCAGAAAGCGTGGATCGAGACGAACAATGGCGGTGCGCAGTTCGCTAAGACTATCGCAAAGAAGGTAAGAGCCTTGACAGCGCCATTCTACCAAGGCGCGAACAAGGAATCGCGCATCGTAACGAACTCCGCCATGGTCAACCAGCACATCATCTTTCCATTCGGATGGAACGAGAGATTCCCGAAAGCATACAGCCACATAACGACCTTCCTACGTGATTTCGGAGCAAACAAGCACGATGACCCTGAGGATGCGTTAACGGGCATCTATGAGAAGGAAATTGCGCAGGGTAGTATATACCCCTACGGACACGAAAACAGGGGCATACGCGTGAGATAAATGCCAAATAATAGCAAAAAAATGATAAAACCTTTGGTCGATAAAAATAAATGTGTACCTTTGTGCCGTGCAAGGCAATGGGTTAGCCTTTTTTAATTAATAATAACCACAAAAATTCCAAACTATGATTACTTGTCAATGCCCAGCCGCTGCCTCCCTTGAGACTATTCCCAACGTGCAGTGCGCAGAATCATTTGGTCAGATTCAGAAGGTCGCGTTCCAGCGACTCCACACCAGTGCTGGTGTCCGTAATTCATTCACTGCTCAAGCCGCAATCGGTGTCAAGGCATCATGGACAGCCCTGATGTCTGCTACCGATGGAACGAAGGTCGTTATATCGCCCTACATCCAAGCGCCTACTTCCGAGGCAGGAGAGCCTATCACGTTCGGTGGTGGCAACGAGACCCTCGGTGGCGTGGAAGAGATCATCGGTCGCAATCCGACCACCTTCACGGGTGTCATGCGCAAAATACCTCAGTCCGTCATCAAGGCAATGAAGCAACTCCAGTGCGAGTCGTGGGCTGACAATCTCGGTGTCTACCTCTTCGATGAGAATGGCAATATCGAGGCCATTCAGGATGAGACAACGGCCACTACCTACTACCCCATCCCCATCCGCTCTCTGTTTATTGGCGACAAGACCCATGGTGGTCTCGAAGCACCTGACAGCAATGCCATCCAGTGGGCGTTCTTGCCGAACTTCTCGGATGACCTCGCCATCGTCACTCCGACAGACTTCAATCCTCTCACCGACCTCGTACCCGCATAATGGCAAAGACTACGCTTGTTACGCTTGCGTGCAAGGCAGCAGGCGTACAACCGAGAGAGTTCGGCATAGAGCATGCTGAGAATCTCCTGAGAATGCCGAATAATGGCGGGTGGTACATTCCAAACGATTCACAATTCAAGTACGAAAATGGCAATATCAGTCGAAAGAATAAGAAGGGAGATAACTGATGGGCGAAAGCGTGGTGTCATCAACCAAGCTATCAACCATCAGAATCGCATTCGATTCCACGCACAGACGGAGTTGAGTGCGTACATCCTCCAACCGACTACGGACTTCTTGGCGTTCGTAGAGAATCTTATTCCGCACGACAAGTACAAGGTATTCCAATCGTTGTTCCGCTACCCAGTCTACACGAACGAGGTGACGGGCATCTGCTTTGATAAGCTGGCACGTATCTTCGATGGGCGCAATCCCGTCTTCGACTACCAGTTCGCATCATCTGACGAACAGGCAGACTGGGAAGAGTATCGTAAGGCAGCGCTCCATGAGCCTGAGATATGGTCGACCAAAGGTTGGGAGTTCTTTCAGACAGAGATCAACTCAGTCCTTATTGTCGACCTTCCCGATGTTCAGGAGAGTGATAAACCAGCACCGTACTTCTACTGGTTGCCCATCGCTGATGTCATCACGTTCGAGGCTAATCCTACGACAGGACATATGGCATGGATAGCGTTCAAGCAGCACGATGACAGAATCGCTGTAATGGACGATGAGACATTCCGAGTGTTCAGGCGTGATAAGACGGATAATGTCGGGGAACTGCTTATGGAGCGCAGTCACGACATCGGGTATTGCCCAGCGAGGTTCTTTTGGGACGAGCCATTGAGCCTACGACAGCCCGACATAAAGAAAAGCCCGTTGACCCGACAGCTTGACAACCTCGACTGGCTGCTATTCTACCACATCTCCAAGAAGCACCTCGACCTCTACGGAAGCTACCCAATCTATTCCGGCTACGAACAAGCGTGCGACTTCTCGAATGCCGAGAATGGTGACTACTGCGATGGTGGCTATATCCGCGACAGGCAAGGTCACTACAAGTTCGACAAAGCAGGGCTGCTGATGCGATGCCCAAAATGTGGCAACAAGCGAATCGTAGGCGCAGGATCATTCGTTGAGATACCTATCCCGAAGGATGGCCAGCCTGACCTCCGAAATCCCGTCAGCATCCTGACGGTAGACAGAGGTAGCCTCGACTACAATGTCGAAGAAGAGGAGCGACTGCGTAACAATGTCATCACTGCGGTTGTCGGCACGAACGAGGAAATCACCACTCGAGATGCGCTTAACGAGCAGCAGATACGTGCTAACTTCGAGTCGCAGACATCCATCCTCAACCGAGTGAAGAGAGGCTTCGAGAGCGCGCAGAAGTGGGTCGATGAGACGATATGCCGGCTAAGGTATGGTGATGACTACCTCGGTGCTGACGTGAACTACGGAACGGAGTTCTACATCTACGATGCTGCTGAACTCAGAGAGCGCTATCTCAAGGCAAAAGACGCTGGCGCGAACGAAGCGGAACTTGATGCACTGCAAGACAGGATAATCGATACCGAATATCGCAACAACCCAGCGCAGCGTCAGCGAATGATGGTACTCGCAGACCTCGAGCCATACCGCCACCTCACGAATGATGAGGTGGTTAACCTGTATAAGCAGGGTATAGCCTCAGAGACGGATATGAGAACCAAGCTCAACTTCTCAGCCTACATCAGGCGCTTCGAGAGAGAGAATATGGACATTGTCGCATTCGGGTCGGAGATACCTTACGCGAATAAGATTCAGACAATCAGTCAGAAACTCGCTGAATATGCGAGAGTAAACAATTAAAAACACTATCTATGAAAGTAAAATCAGGCAATGGATTCGTAGATGTCCCTGTCAGTGAGTTGACAGCCGACAACTACATCGTCCCCGATGGCGAGAAAAAGGTATTCCACGCCATCATCGAAGTACGGAGATTCGACCCGAATACGGGCAAGCGGCTCAGCGTTCCCCGTGTTCAGAAGTTCGGTGCAAAAGCATTCGCATCCGCTCGTAGGGTGCTTGAGCAGCAGGGCTACACGATCACGATTCTCTACGACCCTCGCAGCTACCTCGAAGCTATCGAGGCAGAGCGTGCCAAGGCAGCAGATCAGCGTAAAGCAGAGGCTAAAGCCAAGGCTGATGCCGAGCGTCAGGCAGAGATAGACGAAGCAGTCAATGCAGCACTGGCAAAACAGGCCGAAAAGGTCGATGAGATTGTCCAAAAAGCGGTCGAAGATGCACTTGCCAAGCAAGACACCGAAACTCCGTCAAAACCGAAAAAATAGAAAAATAACAAAATCATTAATCAAAGGGTAAGATTATGTTAACAACCGAGATTCTTAAAGCCAATGAGTTGCTGGCCAGCCTAACGGATGACCAGTTGACAGCCATCACTACACTATCACGCAATGATGAAGAAGCAGTCATCGGTCAGCGCTTCGGAGAAGTGTACCGACAGATGGATGCGACCATCGAGAAGGCCACTGGTGTCAAGAGAAATGGCGACGAAAAGACATACCTCTACCTCGAGCGTGCAGCCAACGAACTGAACGAGCGAGTGAAGGGTAGTGCAGCCCTCGCCCAGCAGGTCAGCGAACTGACGAAAGAAAAGGCTCGCCTCGAAAAGGTCATTGCCGATGGCGGTAGCGATGCCGAGACCAAGAAAGCACTGGCTCAGGCGCAGAAAGACCTCACCAGCATTACCAAGCAGTACAACGAACTGAAGGTACAGGCTGACGAGGAAAAGAAGCGTCACACGTCCGAACTCTTCGGCCTACGCGTAAATGCGGAATTGGATGCAGCGGCCAAGAACTTCAAGTGGAAGCAAAGTTTCACTGGAAGCGTCAAGGATGTCCTCTTGTCTCAGGCTATCGACAACGTAAAGAAGATGAATCCCGAGGAGATAGACGATGGCAAGGGCGGGAAGATCATCGCCTTTAAAGGTGCAGACGGTGAGATTCTACGCAACACCGAGAACCAACTGTACCCATTTACGGCTGGCGAACTCCTCGAGAAGGAACTGTCATCTATGGGAGTCCTTGAGAAAAAGCGCAGCATGACAGGCACAGGCACTGAGCCTCCAAAGGGCGGTGGCTCTCCCCAGTTCGTCTACGACCTATCAGGCGCTAAGACTCAGGCAGAGGCTTACGATGCAATCGCATCTGCCCTCATGGCTAAAGGTCTCACCAATGGTAGCAAGGAATTCGACACTGCCATGCAGCAAGCGTGGAAGGACAATGCCATCAACAAGCTACCATTAAAATAACGCGCATAGGGTAAGCGCAATTACCAATCTTTTTAAATCTACAACTATGAGTCTTGTAGCAACCCGTTTACAGAATTGGCGCATCGAGAACCCTGAACTCGACCGCAACATGACTCGCCCATGCGAGTACGGTGCCTTGGATTTCTTCATCGAACAGACGAATGCAGCCAATAGCATCATCAGCCCGAATCTGCGCGATCAAGCGTTCGCCAGCATCGGCAACACCGTCCAAGTACCTGTCATCAACTACGATGGCGAGGTAACCGTCAGCAACACCCGTTCATGTGTCATCGGAGATGACGAGAACACCTCTGCTCTCTACACCGTTGTGTGGACTACCTACTCTGTAGGCTTTACGATGGTTCCCGCTGCGTACATGAACAATGAGATTACCTACGAGCATGACTTCCGTCGCAAGATGGAGAAAATCTGCCGTGCTCTCGCTACGGCTCTCGACACTGGCGCAGTCGCTGCCCTCGAGGCTCAGAAAACGCAGGTGTTCGCAGACCTCCTCCAGTACGCGCAGACAGGTAATGTCATCCAAGTTCCCAAGCAGATGGCCACCGAGGTTCTCGGAGACATCAACCCCATCATGCGCGCAAACTGCTACCCCGAGAACATCCACATCATCGGCAACGCAGGTGTCGACAGCCTCATCCGTAAGCTTGCCCAGCATGGCATCTACAACGATGTCAACAAGCAGATGGAGTACGATGGCAAGGTGTTCCATTTCACCAATCGTGTTGCCAACGAAACTGGCATGAACGGCACGTTCTTCGCTGTGGCTGATGGCAATGTAGGTATCCTCACGCGTGTCGACAGAGAGGCTCTGCGCAGGGCTCGCGCTAACTTCCACGAATGGGATGTGGTGCGTCTGCCTTACATCGACCTCCCCGTAGGCTCTCACTACTACACCGCAGTAGGTGACCAGTCGGCCATCGCTGGCGATGCTACCGCTGACCTCACCTGCGCAGTGAAGGAATACTTCGGATTCAGCGTCGATGTAGCCTACATCGTGGCCTACAACAGCGACCCGACAACGGTTGCGAACCCAATCATCAAGGCTGAGATTGCCGCTCCTGCTGCAAACACGCCCATCGCTATGCCCGTGTACGTCACGAATGCTGCCGACTTTCCCTCGGGACAGTAGAGTTATCGGATTCAACAGCGATTTTAACAACGATTTTGTAAGGCGAATGGCTGGGGGAGAGGGATGATTCCCCTCCCCCATTTAATTAAAAGATACTATGCTAATACGATTCGACAAGGTATCAAATGCACTAAAGCATGTTGTAGGCTGGCAGGGTGAAGGTAACTTCGACTCTGCGTTGACGGTCAGCGAGAGCGGGCTGTACTTCCAAGATGCCCATCCGCTCCTGACGATCAAGAACCTCAAATCAATCATGCCTGAAGATTGGGGCGACCAGTATCCATCGTACGACAATACTATGGACTATGAGAGGGAAGAAATAGTCAAGTATCAGGATGAATACTTCTATGCAGAAACGGCACACTTCCCCGATGACCCTCCGCTCAACAGCAGTGGAAGCGTAGCGAGCGGCTGGAAGCGATATGATATTGTCAGCAGCTACGCTGATAAAATCATGATGCAAGGCATACGGACGATGTTGCAGACTCTCGCAGATATGAAGAAAATATCGAGAGAGAGCAAGAGCATCGTTGAGCGCAGACCATTCTTCGATGGCGCTGGCCGATTCAACGCAGGTATTGAGAACCGCAGTAAACTGGTCGGCTTCGAGATCACTCCCGTCCGTGCTATGGGAGCGACAGTCAAGTTAGAGAAGGTAGGAATACAGACGAAAGGAGCGAGGACTAATCTATTCGAGTTGCCCATCTATATCTACCATAGCAGCCGACAGGACTACATCTACAAGAAAGATGTCTTCATCAAACAAGATATGACGTGGGTTGACTTGGATGTCTACCTCCCATACATATACGATGATGACACCACTTCCATACCAGCTACGAACGCAGGTGGCTCATGGTTTATATGCTACAATCAGAATGACATCCCTGAGGGAGTCGAAGCCATCAACTTCGCTAAGGACTGGTCTCGTGAACCGTGCGGAACCTGCAATCAGGGCTCTATTGCCGACTGGAGAGCCATCACGAAGTATATGCAGATTTCTCCTTTCCAGTACCCCATCACGGAATACTGGGACAAACAGCTGCCCGACATCTCATTGCTCCATTGGACGAACACCACTAATTACGGCCTGAACTGCGTTGTGAGCGTTATGTGCGACCTCACCGACACCATCATCGCGCAGCGCACCATATTTGCCAGCGTGCTACAGCGACAGGTGGCAGCAATAGTCCTCAGGACGATGGCGATGAACCCTGACGTTAGAGTCAATCGGAATCAGAGCAATGTCAGCAGGATGGAACTGCTATACGAGGTCGATGGAGATAGCCGAGGTCGACAGGGTGGCATAGCGAAGCAACTCGAAGACGCGTACAAGGCCATCAGCATTGATCTACAGGGCATAGATAGGCTCTGCCTGACATGCAACAATGGTGGAGTTAGGTACAGAACGACATGACGTTAGATGAACTCATAAATAGAGTCACGCAGGTCGAGTCAGGGCTGACAGACGGAGCGATTCTCTCTGAGATAATCAGGGAGAATGAGCCGTATATAGTGGACATGAATGCACAGAACCAGTTGTATGAGCAGGGTGTCAATGCCGTAGGAGTACCGATTATGGACTACAAGCCATACGCTCCGCTCACGATCCAAATCAAGAGAGAGAATGGCCAGCCATACGACCGAGTCACGCTCCGCGATACGGGTGACTTCCACGGCTCGTTCTACATCGTCACGTCCAGCGACCACTTCATCATCACGGCCAGCGATACCAAGACAGCAGGGCTCGTCCGCAAGTACGATAGACGTATCTTCGGTCTCACGCCTGAGAACAAGAATGAACTAACTTGGGATTACATCTATCCCGATGCATTGAACATGATTAAATCCCTCATCTATGAAGATTAAAGAAAGAGTCCCCATACGGGATAATCCGCGCCTATTCGATAAGGCGATAGCGAACATACAAGAAGGGCTGGCCGAGAATATCAGTTGGCTTGACTACGTCTTCGGGCGCTCGGAGAGGCTCGTCAAGATGTACAACGGAAAGAGGGTGTACACGCCAAATGTCTACGTTGGTGGCAATGAATACGAACTTCTCGAGCCTGATTCGGGCATCGGGAATTTCTGTTTCTTTGTGCTCGATGAGCCACAGAGGGTCGAATATGTAGTTGGAGAGACGAGTGAGATGAAAGTCCCGTTTTCCATCATCGTATGGGGCGATATGCGCACCATCAACAGCGAGGACACGCGCGATACGGAATCCGTCAAGCGACAGCTACTCCGCTGCCTGAATGGGGCGATATGGATGCGGCATGGCTCATACAAGATTAACAAGGTGTGGGAGCGCGCTGAGAACATCTTCAAGGGATTCTCGCTCGATGAGATAGACAATCAATTCCTCATGCACCCGTACTATGGATGGCGCTTTGAGGGAGAGTTAAAAGTACACGATGACTGCCTATGAATACGCTCGAATTATCAGTAGTGATAGCTTGCCAAGCAGCCTTCATACTCCTACTTGCAAAGAAAGTAGGCGCAATAGAAAAGATCCAAATCTACGGAAATGACCTATTCGCGGAACTCGCCAGTTGCAATTTCTGCCTATCGTGGTGGACGTGCCTAATTTTATCCGGCATGACGGCAATAGGCTCAAAAGACCCATCGGTCATAGTTTGTGCATTTATCGCAACACCTATAACTCGAATACTACTATGAAGACAATTAGCATCGGAAAGCATAAACTCGAGGTCTACGATAGCATAGAAGAACTGCCAATGGCACGATACCATAAGTTCTCCAAGATGCTTCTCATTGACGCTGGCATAGGAAGCGACCTTCAGGCCATCGACAGGCACGTAGAAAGGGCTATAGCGTTCATGAGGACGAATAAAGCGGATATGGCCGAACAGGAACTGCGCAATCTACGTCAGACGGTGTTCTTCGCGCAGCAGGGAATCAGCCCAAAATCGCTCGCCTACGCAGCGCTGATCGAGTCTATAGACGGAGAGCCTACCGATATATCCGATGAAGGGCTGGAACGCACGAAACAAGTACTCGACCAATGGACTCTCGGCAAGTTCTCCAAGGCTTCCGAAGAGTCCAAAAAAAAAATAGAGTATGAACTGCGCACCTACTTCCCTTCCATCTTCGATGACGCATCGATTAAAGAGTACCATGACCAGTTGAAGCGTAGGACAATCGACATCCTCGACAACATCGTACACGGAGCAAGTGAAGAGAGGAATAACGAGATAAGGTCGCTCACGAATTATTTACTGACATTCGAGCGTCCGCACTCCTTCGAGGGAAAGGACAACATAGAAATCGCCTATGACAAACAATTCGAGCGAATGAACGTCATCCTGACGAGCCAGCTACATATCAACCCTAAACAGGCTACAGTTATGGAATACTATAACGCATACGAATACCTGACAGAGCAAGCAAAACGGATGAAGGCGAGGAAATAGCCAATATTTTGTCTCTGACAGCGTTTTGGCACATCGGATAGGGAAACACCCACAGAGAAAAAGAAAGTCCATCAGAACCAAAATTACAAGAAAATTATGGCAGATACGAATCCAATCAAATACTCAGACCTTATAAGCCCTGATGACTCTATCACTAAACTCATCGCTCAGTTGAATGAGTTGAGAGAGGTCTATGTGAGCAGCATCAAGGACATCCGCGAACAGGCAGCACAACTCGCAGACACGATGAAGGGTGTCTCAGGTGCTACGGCTGAAGGTCGGAAGAAGCTATCAGAAGCGGCATCGGCCACAGACGAACTCGACCGTGCAATGCAGAACCTCGAAAAGAGCCAGTCAGAGAACGCGAAGAAGATAGCTGAACTCAAGAGAGCGCAGTCGGAGCAGAATACAATCAATAAACTCACTGCGCGCCTGAATGCATCTCAGGAAGGGTCATACGATAGGCTGTCAGCCCAGTACTCGTTGAACAAGATTCGCCTGAACGCGATGACTCAGGAGCAACGTAAAGCAGCCGAGGCCTCCGAGGGGCTTGTCACCAAGACACGCGAGATATATGAGCAGATGAAGCAACTGCAAGAGGAGACTGGTAAGTACCAACTCAATGTCGGTAACTACCAGTCAGCAATTCAGAATACGCTCGGCATGCAGTCGCAATGGTTTCAGCAACTATCGATGCTTAAAGAGGTTCTCGCTGGCGGTGTAGGCAACGCCCTCAAACTTGCGGCAGATGCCGTAAAGGGATTCGGCAAGCAGCTATTAGCCCTGATGATGAATCCCATCGTTGCCACCATCGGTGCTATTGCAGCAGCATTCATGCTCCTTAAGGAAGGTATATCCAGTAGCGAGGAAAACAGTCGTGCGCTACAAGTCATTCTCGCTCCGCTCAAACGCATCATGGAAGAGGTGCTGAATGTCATCCAAGAGATGACAGGTTGGATTCTCAGGGCTGTCGAAGGGGCTGAAGGACTTGCGATGGGGATGTCGAGACTGGCAGAGCGATTACCTGTTGTCGGAAAATATTTCCGTCAGATGAACAACGCACTGCAAGAGAATATCAACCTTGAAAAAGAGCGTCAGAAGCTCGAAGATGAGACTCGAAGAGCAATGGTACTAAGCGCTAAGACAGCGCGCGATGTGGCGATACTCAGGTCAGCAGCGGCCAAGACAGATGACCCAAAACAAAGATCTAAATTCCTTAAGACAGCTATCGACCTCGAAAAGCGTGAGATGGAAGTCCAGCGCGACATCGCTGTCAGGCGGTATGAGAATGCCAAGGCTCAGGCTGCTCATGCTCAGAATGACAAAGAGACGAACGAAGAACTCGCTCGGCTTGAGGCTGAGAAATACCGAGCCGAGGAACAATACTACACTGGTACACTCCGTCTGCGTAGGCAGTTGAAGTCGGCCGAGGATCAGCAGGTCAACGACACAAAGAAGAATAATAAAGAGCGAGTCAAGAGTGCTCAAGATACGCAGAAAGCGCTCGAAGAAGCGGCCAAAAAGGAACTACAAGTAGAGAGGGCGCTCCAAGATGCCATCATCGTAAATATGACGAATATATGGATGAAGCGAGAAGCGCAGACCAAAGCACAATACGACCGTCAGATAGAGGACTTGCGCAATAGGCTTGCAACGGAAAAGAACCTCACTGAGGAAGCGAGAAAAGCCATCAACCTGACGATACAGCAGATTGAGATTACGCAGTCCAACGAACTACTCAAGATATCGCAGGAGAGAGCAATCAAGGAACTCGAAGTGCAGCAGCAGACCATTAATCTACGACTTCAATCCGTCAAGGCAGGCTCAGACGAAGAAATCGTCATCCGCAGGGAGCAGATTGAGTTAGAGAGGCAAATCGCACTAAAGAAGAATGAGATGTTGGCTCAAGGTGAGAGACAGGCTACCGACCTCATTAATGTGCAATACGATAAGCGGCTCAACGAACTCTCTGATACTTATGTGCAATCGCAGTTGAAGTTGTTCGACCAGCAACAGAAATTCGCCCAGAGCGAGTTCGACCTGCTCGAAGCAAGCGAGGCTAAGAAAACGAAGTTCCGGCTACAGGCTGAAACAGATAGGCTCAGGAAGGTTCTCGAACTGAATGAGAAGTCGGCAAACAAGCTATCCGACCTCGAAGTGCAGACGATGCAGAATACAATTAAGCGTATTGAGAATGAAATCACCAAGACAGAGAAAGAATCAAGAGGCAAAGATATATATTCGCTCTTTGGCATAGATATCTCCAATGAGAAGAAACAAGCCATCGACACATCTGTCAGCTATGCCATAGATGCGCTTAACACCTTCATCGATGCCTACATCCAAGCAGCTAACACTAAGAGAGAAGCAGCCGACAGAGCAGTAGAGGATGCCCAGCGTACGTTAGATGCTGAGATTCAGGCTCAGCGTGAAGGATATGCAGCCAACGTTGACTATGCTGCCAAGGAACTCGAGAACGCCCGTAAGACTCAGCAACAGGCTATCAAGGAGCAAAAGAAAGCGCAGCAGGCTAAACTGGCAATGGATGCAATAACTCAGGCAAGTAACATGGTGACGGCATCTGCGCTTATTTGGAGCCAACTCGGATTCCCTTGGGCAATACCAGCACTGGCCGTTATGTGGGGCTCGTTCATAGCATCGAAGATAAAGGCCAACCAGTTAACCAGACAATCTACCGAGACCTACGGAGAGGGTACTGTAGAATTGCTTGAAGGTGGTACGCATCAGAGCGGTAACGATATCGACTTGGGCACAAAGCCTGACGGCACTCGCAGACGTGCTGAAGGTGGCGAATTCTTCGCAGTGATCAACAAGCGCTCTTCTCGCAAGTACAGAGCGATGATACCGAGCATAATCAACTCACTCAACGATGGCACGTTTACTTCCAAATTCCTACGCTCATACAAGGATGACGGGATGGCGGTCAACATCATGGGAAATAGCCCTGACCTACGGGAGTTGTCGAGCAACGTGGCCACCATCCGCCAGCAGGGCGAACGAAAGGTGTACTCCGATGGGAATGGGACGGTCATCATATACAAGAATGTAAAACGGAGAATACGATGAGATACAGATTCTTCCTACAAGTGGATAGCGGCACGAAGGTTGCCGCTAATCCCATATATAAAGGCGATGCCAGTCTCGAATACGAACTCGAGAACGAACAGCAGTTCTATCGGACGAAGCTACAAGGTAAGTTCGATTTCATCAAGTACGACTACGACCTGATTATGGGCACGTCTTTCAGTGCAAAGATCAGCTTCTACATAGAGGGGATGAGAAATGGGTCATGGACGGAACTGCTCAAGACCAAGTTCTATCGGACGGATTGCGAGATTGACATGGACAATCACATTGTCAGCGTACAGCCGACAGCAGCCGACCGATACAACACCATCCTCGCAGGGCTCGAGAAAAGCTACGATGTTGTTAAACTTGCGCCATCGACAAGCGGGATAATGATTACTCGCAGACCAATCATACAGATTATCGTGTGGGGCGATACAACGTGCTACAACTTCCTCGGAGGTCTTTCTTGGACACAGGAAGCATCCGTACCCAGTCAACTAACACTTGTTCGTACTTCATTCTTCACGCCTATACATAGCTTCTACCGAATTGTACTATCAGGGAATCCAACCTTAGACGGCACTTACATCGGTCAGGCAAGTTTGTCGCAAGATGTGCTGACAGGTACATTTTATCGTATCGTGAATGGAGTACAAGATAGTACCCATTTCATCCGATGGTCTCAGGCTGTCAGCAGCGTTAATGGCACAGTCGGTACGCGAACGGAGATAGGTGTATTCGTTAATGGAGAAGCACAATTAGAATGGAGTGGGCTTGGAGATACATATAAGACAGGAGATTCTTATACGATTGAAGGAGTGAGATTCTTCTTTGAACTCGCTGGCACAGCGTTCGCCCGATACCTGCTTGATATACCTAAATTCCGTTCGCTAACTACTAACCCCATATCCGCTGATGACGTAGTCGGAGAGAACAGGCACTACAGATACGCTATAGCGTACGCGGTAGATGTTATGCAGTGGTCGACACGCACATCCACGACCCCTACTCAATGGGGAGTCATGCCCGATGGCACATACTACGAACAACCATACACGCTTACTGGTAATCAATGGTACCCAGTCGGCACTAAGATGTGGGGGTTCGGCATTTCGTTTTGGTTCGCATTCCATATCGCAGACAAGTCATTCGAGATAAGCGGCAGAAAGCCGTACCTCCTTCCCGATGCCTATCCGCTGTGGTCGGTAATAGACACGTTGCTCGGTCAGATAGACCCTACCCTAAGGCACCTACCTCAAGAGTCATACAGCCAATTAGATCGGAAGAGCG